TGCGAAAGCCTGTTGGTGCACCGCGGGATTGCGGAGCAGGCGCTGCCGCTGATCAAGCGCAGGCTTGATGAAAAGCAGGTGGTTCTGCGCGGGGATAAAGCGGCCTGTGCAATCCTGCCTGGCATAGAAGCCGCACAGGAGGCGGACTGGAGCACGGAATACCTAGATTATATACTATCGGTGAAGGTTGTCGGCAGCATAGAAGAAGCGATTGCACACATCGGCCGCTATGGGACCGGGCACAGTGAATGCATTGTAACGCAAAATTACAGTGCTGCGGAGCAGTTTCTCAATGAGGTGGACGCGGCAGCGGTTTATGTGAATGCATCCACCCGGTATACGGATGGCGGAGAATTTGGTTTTGGCGCGGAAATCGGCATCTCTACCCAAAAGCTGCATGCGCGTGGTCCGCTTGGGCTCAGCGAGCTGACCAGCGTGAAATATAAGATTTACGGCGCAGGGCAGGTTCGCTAGCCGGAACTGCACTGCGATCACAACAGGAGGATTTGCCCATATGGATACAAAAGCAAGGCCGTCCCGTAAAAAGAGAAGGTCCTGGGCGTTCCCGCTCGGGTTGCTCGTTATCGTGTTGGTGGTCGCCGGAGTGGTGGCAATCGTCGGCGCGGGTGTAAGCGGTGTCAAAGGCGTCGTGGAACGGCGCGAGAATGCGATGAAAGAGGAGTATCAGAAGTTTATTGCTCCTGTCATTATGAATGACCCGTCACCCTTCGACGATCTGAGCCAGGCGGATATCGGCCAGCTGATGGAGGCTGCCGTCTGGTCCCTGCTGCGCAGTGATCCTGATCCGGATCGTTATCCGTATGAAGAGGGGGGCTATATGGTTATCCCGCAGGCGGATGTGGAAAAACAGTTTGAATACTTGTTTGGCACAGAGGTGAAGCCGCAGCATGCGACGATTACCGGCTATGGCTATGAATTCCCCTATGACGCGGCGACGAAAACCTATCATATCCCGGTTGCAGGCGTTGATCAGCTTTATACGGCTCAGATTTATGAGATTGAGAAAAAGGGTGCAACAACCTATCTGACCGTCGGCTATATCGCCGGTGGGCAGTGGGTACAGGATGCAAATGGAGATATTGTGGCCCCTGAGCCGGATAAATATATGAAGATCACGCTACGCGAAAAAGGCGAATCCTATTATATCAGCGCAATACAGGCAACCGATCCGCCAGAAACGGCAGCCACCAAGGCGCAGCCGTCTGAAACGGAGGGAGAAACGGTCAGCGAGGCTCCTGCCAGCTCTGAAGGGGCTTCCTCTACTGCGGCGGCAACCATTGCTACCGCGCAGAGCACTGCCGGGTAAGGGGTGGTAAATTAAAAAGGGTGCACTGTAAAAATAAAATTTTGCAGTGTACCCTTGAAAAATGCTTGCGGGCCTTGCGTTTTGGCCTATATTTTTACC